GTCAAGATCGCGCCAGGCGAGTGCGCCACGCAGCGGCTGATCGGTCACCGTGACGCGCGTCAGCCACCCGCCGACAGGCTGCATGGTGCCGTCCGTCCAGCGCACGAGAGATGCGTCACGCCACCGTCCCGCGCTCTGCAGGTCGGTCCCGTTGCGGTAGACGCCGGGCGGGAGTTGCAACGGTACTAGGGGCATGTTTCGACCAGACTGTTGTGGGTGACGATGCTGCGCAGGAGCGGTTCATCATTTACTGAAAGCCAGTCTACCACATCATCGCGCCCAAAGTATATTGGGTCGGCAATGTCGCAGAAGTCACCCCTTGGGCTTGCGCACCCAGAGGCGAGCCCGAGCACGCAAAGTATCAGAAGGAAGGGCCTCGACCTCATCTTTGACCTCCTCGGCCTTGCGCACGGCCTCAAGCTTTTCCTTGGCGTTGCTGCCAGATTTCCGGCCGGTGGCCACGGCGAACAGGACGACCACCACGATCAGGATAACCGTGATGGCCAGCAATTCGCTCACGCCTTCTTCTTCGAATAGATCGACCAAACGGCCACCACGAGCGTCGTCACGGCCCCGCCGAGGGTCAGCATGGTTTCGGAGTCCACAAGCCCCTGGCCGACGAAGTAGCCACCAGCAGCGGCCACCAGCGCGCGGACAATGCCGCCTACTTGATCGTGTGTCATTTCGTCCATCCTTTCAAGAATGATGCCAGGCGCGTTGCGCGCGGCTGGGTAGTTGATTGCTCTCCATACCACGTCGGCACGTTGAACCCTGGGCAGGCTTTGGCGGCATACTGGTTATGCCCGCTGACCTTGGTGATGCTGGGATAGTTCGTCCGCAGGTGGGCAATCAAATCACGCAGAGCCTTGTCCTGCTCTGGCGTGTAGTTTTCCGCGAAAGCATCTGTCGCCGCGGAGCCATGCCCGCCGAACAGGCTGATGCCGATCGTGCCGGTGTTGTGGCCTTGCGTGTGCGCCCCGACATCCTGCAGCGGCCTGCCGGCCACCACCTTGCCGTCACGGTCGATCAGGAAGTGATACCCGATGTCGGACCAACCGCGGTCCTGAACGTGCCACCGCTTGACCTCTGCCACCTTCTGCGCGGTGGTGCGGGTTTCCCACCAGTCGGGCCTAGTGGCCGTGCAGTGGACAATGATCTCGTTCAGCGGTCTCACGGTTGCTCTCCGAAGACCTTGACGACGTAGGCAATGCCCCCGCCGATGACGACCCAAAAGCCCTTTTCCAGTACCTGGTCCACCACACCCGTTTTGGTGACGGTCTTCTCGACATCGCCGATCCGGCCATCAAGGTTATCGTGCCGGAACTCGTATGTTTCCATGCGCTTGAACAGCGTGATCATCCGCTCCTCGATGCGGGCCATCGACGTGACTACCTTGGTCAACTCGTCGATCTTGTTTTCCATGCGCTCAAGACGCTGTTCGTCGGCCACGATATTATGACTTCATGATGTAGCAGAGGGCAGGCAAGACCTCAAAGGTCATGAAATCCTCCACGCGAAACCGAAATGATTGACTCCAGCAATCGCGGCAAAAATTTGTGTCCCGCCTGCGGCGACCGAAGCCGCAAAACTGGTTACACCGCCAGTCGAATTATTGACTGACATAGCAAAATACGCCCAAGTGCCGCCAGCCGGAAGGTTCAGAGCAACGTTCGCCGCACCGCTGGTTATAGACAGCCATTGGCCTACGCCAGAGCCTGTTGCTGGGAACACTGCCGCATTAATGTCGCTGTGACGCCATCAATCGCGTTGATCTCCGCCGCCGTGGCCGTCACCCCGTCGAGGATATTGAGTTCGGCCGCCGTGGATGTCACCCCGTCGAGGATGTTCAACTCGGCAGCGGTTGAGGTGACCGCTACCCCGCCGATCTTCCACTGACCTGCCGTCAGATTGGGCTTGATCGCGGTCGTGCCGTCGAGCAGATCATCCAGACTGTCGAGCGTTGTATTGAACTTTGTGCCCCAAGTGTCCGCAGACGCGCCGACTTCGGGCTTGACCAGGGCATACGTCGTCGTCGTTGTGTCGGCCATTTTTTAACGCATCCTCATCCGCAGTGGCGATCCGAACCGGGCCGCGGTGCTTTCATCTTCAATCTCGCTCATGCCTTGGGCCAGCAACCCGGCCCACAGAGCGATGCGAGCGTCATCCTTCAGATATGGCGCAGTATGCACCAAAGATCCGTACAGGTATACATCAGGGTGATTGGTCAGCAGCCAGTTGGTATCACCGTCCGCCGACAGCGCCGTCACCTTGGCGTAGTAAGTGATTTCAGCCGTGTAGGACGTGCTCGGCGTCGGGAACAACTCAATGTCGGTCCCGTTGTGAGCGAAGTAAACTGGCGCGTCAGTCGTGTTATCGATGGCCGTGCGATACCGCGTCAGGTCGTCCATGCTGATCTGCGTCAGCACCCGGATCGGGCTGGCGTCCATCGTGATGCGGATCGTTTCCAGCCAATTGGACGGCAGGGCTTCGAACTGCGCGTCGATCGTCAGGCTGCCCCGCGTGATCTGGCGGTGCGAGCGGATCTTGCGGTTGAACTGCGCCTGGGCCAGCGAGACGAAAGACGGGATGACCGAGGTAAGGTCGTCCCTGTTCAAAGTGTCCGCGATGGCCGTCTTCAGCGTGCCGTAATTCGTGATGGTCATTTCTTCTTCGCCTCATTGCGGGCCGAAATGGCCTTGGCCTTGGCTTTCGCGTCGGCCTTGCTGGACGCGCCCCATGCGTTCAAGGATAACAGAAGCCGCGTCGGTTCGCCATCCTTGCGCTCGGGCCCCGGCATATTGCCCATGCGGGCCAGGAACGAGGCTCGGCGCGGGTTGTCTCCGGCTTTCACCGGGGGCTTCAGGTTCATGCCCTCGGCCTTGGCGGATGCGCGCCCTTTGGCATTCAATCCGCCGGATTTTGCCTTACCTTCTGCGCGCGTCCAGGCCGGAGTTTTCATTTCTTCTTCGCCGTCTTTGCTGATGCCTTGAACGCGGCGGCCGTGGGCGCACCCTTGTCACCCGGCTTGCGCATTTTCTCGCCGGAGCCCGCCTTGATGCGCTCCTTTTTGGCGGCGATGTTTGCATAGAGGCCCTTCACTTCGCGGCCTTCAGCATGCACTTGCCCATGGATTTGCACTTGGTGGGATTGGGGCAGCCCTTGCAGGGCGTGAACTTCACTGGCTTTTTCATTTCTTGGCCTTTCCTGCTTTGCTGAGAGCGATGGCGATTGCTTGTTTTCGGTTGGTGACGACAGGCGCCTTCTTCGGCCCCTTCGGGTCAACGCCGCCGTGAAGGGTTCCGCTCTTGAACTCGCCCATGACCTTGGCGACCTTGGCTGCGGCTTTGGTTGGCTTTTTCATCACCGCCGCCCGTAGCCCATCGGGAACACCCCAGCCCCGCGCGCCATCGGGTCGTAGTTCTCGCCCGCAGGCATTCTGGGCGACATCGACATCGGGGCTTGCGGCATCAGGTTCAAATCCATCAGAAGCTGCATGATCTGCTCCTGCGTCAGGCTCGGTTGCCCTGGCATCGAGATGCCGCCCATTGTGTTGGGCATCGTCGGCGCAGGGCCAGCCATATCAGGGCGGCCCGCCACATATGCGAAATTGTCCGCTACAGGCGGCATCCCCATCGTTGACACCGTAGGCGTCATCAGCATCGGGTTGGGCTGTGGGCGAGCCTCTGCGAGCCTGTCACGATACCCCATCGGCCTGATGCCCAAGCTGTTGAGCAGTCCCGACAGTCCGCCGCCTTCGAATGTGGGCCCGGCTTGGCCAGCGCCCCCGCCATTCAGCATGTCAAGCAGGCCTTGGTATCGCTGGTCCATGGGTAAACTCCGCAGGTTTGCCCGATCTATAACACGAAACTAAGCAACCGCAAAGTGGACGCTAAAGGACGCCCTTTAGATTGCGGCGCAGGGGCGCCTTCCAGTCGTCTTCAACGGGCCGATACCCGACAAACAGATATCGCGCGCTGTCGGCCGAGTGCGAGTTGTGGTCATGTCGGGGCCGGGATCGCCACGTTTTAGAACGCTCGTCCCAATCGCGCTGATACTGCCTAAGCGCCTCGGCGAACCGGTTCAGCTTGCTGTCGATGAACGTGCGCGCCAGCCCGTTGCGCACAGCCTGAATGCCATCCTCGATCGGGATGTTCGGGGCAATTATGATGTTCCGCAAGCCGAGGCCCTCGAGCGTCTCCACACGCGACAAACCGCTGCCCAGTTCGCGCACACGGGCGTCATGCGGCAGGACGTGTGCCAGGTAGGTGTACGGCCTTTCGGACAGCAGGCGCGCGTAGTGGGCCAGCCCGTGGCCGCTGTCCTCGATATGGTCGATGATGCGGACTTCGTTGTTGACGAATTGGGCGAAGATGATCGAGGTGGAGTCGTCCATCCCGAGATCCCACGCCGTCACAACGCCAACCTGCGGCTCTGGGAGGATGTTCCTGATCCGGCCGCCGGCGGTCATCTCTTTCATCTCCTTGCCGTAATAGGCCCCGATGATGGCCGCCTCAAAGCTGCACTCGAACTCCTGGTCATACCGATCCGGGCCGATGGTCTTCAGGGCGTCGTTAAGTTCGATCTGCGGAATGACGAACGTCTCGGACGCCGGCAAGACGAGCGTGAACCAGTTATCGTCGCGCGTGGCCTTGTCATAGATTTCCCAGAACTCGTTCTTGCCCTTCGGCGTGCCGATGAACGTCGCCCGACCCTGCCGATCGGCTAGTGCGGGGCGGATGACGGTCGGCCAGGCGTTGGCCGGGAAGTCCGCGGGCTCGTCCAGCACAACATCATCGAAATACAAACCGCGCATGGAATCGTAGTTGTCGGCGCCGAACAGCCGCAAGCGCGCCCCGTTTGGGAAGTCGGCCCGCAGTTCGCTTTCGTTGTAAGACATGCCGGGGATCGGCGCCGTGAACTGCTTGATGTAATCCCAGCTGATCGCCTTGGCCTGGTTGTAGTAGGGCGCGATGTAGCCGCAGCGCACGTTCTCGCGGGGCGTCGTGATGGCTGCCCGACTCAGGTCGTTGATC